ACTTTAAGGCATACTACCCCGAGTATCATGTTGTGATTTATGACAATCAATCCATAAGTAAGCTATCAGACAATACCATTCTCATTATCAATTATGAACGAGCGTGGCGAAGACCTGTTTTAAATAAGTTGAAAGATTATACGTTGATACTAGATGAATCATCGATGATTAAAAATGATAGGTCAAATCAAAGTCAATTTATTTTAAGTTTAAAACCTAACCATGTCATCTTACTATCAGGCACGCCGATTGCAGGAAAGTATGAAGAGATATGGTCACAAATGAGATTGCTCGGTTGGGGTATTAAAAAAACAACCTTTCTAAAGCAATTCACGGATGGTAAATTTAACAAAAAATTTATGCGTTACGAGATAAAGGGGTATAAAAATATAGATCGGCTCAAAAGTAAGTTAAAAAACTATGGGGCTATTTTTTTAAAAACTGAAGAAGTCTTTGATTTACCACAGGTAACAGATCAAGTTATTTCCGTGGAAAATACCAAGGAATATAGGGGATTTAAAAAAAGCGAAATCATAGAAATAGATGGAAACTTGTTGGTCGGTGACTTGGTGACAAAAAAACTATTATATTTGCGCCAATTAGCAGGAGTTTACAATACAAATAAAGTTAGTGCCTTAAAAGATATACTCAATAGCACTCAAGATCGATTGATTATTTTTTACAATTTTAAGATAGAGTTTGAGCTATTAAAACAGGTCAGTGATCGTCCATTATCAATCATCAATGGGGATACAAAAGATTTGTCTAACTATGATACGTACAACAACAGTATGACGTTAGTGCAGTATCAAGCAGGGGCGATGGGTGTTAATTTGCAAAAAGCAAATAAAATTATTTACTTTACTCCAACGGTACGGAGTGATTTGTTTGAGCAAAGTAAAAAAAGGATACACCGCATTGGTCAAGATCGTCCCTGCTTTTATTACCATCTTATCACAAAAGGCACAATCGAACGTGATATACAACAATCTTTAGAGCAAAAAAAAGACTTTACGGACAGCCTTTTCAAAAAGAATAGATAGATGGAGAAGAAACCGGGTACCCACGAACATGTGAAGGGTGTGAAGAATGAGTATGGAAAGAGACTATGAAAACATTAAACGTATGTTAAATATCATATCAATCAATATAAAAAAGAATATCGAAGAATTAGGACAAACCTTTAAGGATGCAGGTGATACAAATGAGCGATGAAATCATTCCATTCGAAACAAAATATATGTCACAAATGATTAATTTATCACTGCTGGATAAACAAGAGAAAGAATTAAAGTCACGATTAGACACTGCTAAAAAAGACCTTGAGCAAGCCATGAAAGAGCATGATATTAAGTCGATTGATAATGATTACATCAAAGCCACCATCACTAAAGCCTCGGAAACGATCAGCGTTGATCTCAAAGAACTCAAAGAAGAAGAACCTGAGACATATCAAGGATTAATAGAAGATTATCCAAAAATAACGAAGCGTAAAGCCTTTCTGTATTTGAAGGTGAAATGATATGGGATTTATTGAAGTGGAAAATAACAGGGGTGAAAATGCACTTATCAAACTAGACAGCATAGTATCAGCAGAAGAATATGAAAATATTTGTTTTATACGATTGAGTACTGGTAGATATGTCATTGCTAAAGATTATCAACAAGTAAAACTAAGTATAAAAAATGCATTGCAAGAAGCCATTGATATGGTCAACAACATATGAAGGAATCACAGTTTCAAACCAAAGTGATTGCGCACCTTAAGAAAAAAGGTGTGTGGTACGTCAAGTATTGGGCTGGTAGTCCTTACACACGTAAAGGCGTACCCGATATACTTGCCTGCATTGATGGAGTGTTTCACGGCATCGAATTAAAAACGGATGACGGTGTAGTTAGTGAGTTACAACTCTACAACATTATGAAAATAGAAGAATCGGGTGGAGAAGCCTACATCTTACGTCCAAAAGATTTCAAAACGTGGAAAGAGAAGTGGTTCGATGGGTGAAAAGATAGAGGGTTATAAAGAAATAAGTCCATCAGAGGCTATGGGATATTTAATCAACAATCAAGCGAACAAGCTTTGGTTGTTAGCAAAAGATGATAAAGAGCAAAGAATTTTCAAACTTGTAGGCGAAGTAGTTTATCTAACGGATGTACCATATCTTATGTTTTTTGTTAAAAAATCGGAGTGATTCTATGAGTGAAAAAAAAGTATTAATTGACCTTGGTCATGTGAGAATTGTGGAAAAGGATCATATCAGTGTTATCATCGAGCGCTACGAAAAAGCACACCCAACAATTAATACAGAGATACCTGCTAGGTGGCGATTCAAAGGGTATGCTTCCACGATTTATGAAGCATTGGGTTTGATTTCACATTATGAATGGTTGGTCGATAGGCAGTCAATTGAAGACTTAGATACGTATCTTAAACAGATACACGCTTCCAACGATAAGGTGTTGGAGGCACTCAATGACACAGTATAGTTACAGTCGTGTCTCAATGTTTGACATGTGTCCTTATCACTATGACCTTAAGTACAACAAACGATTGACCGAGATACTTAAATACGATGCAAACAGTCCTTTGATTAATGGACATGCCTTGCACAAAGGCATTGAAACAACGATCGAAGAAGGGTTAGCAGAGTTTTACAATGCGTTCCCTGTCGTGACCGATGACATTGTGAATGAAGCGATAAAGTTAGAAATTCTCATTCCGATGGTGAAAGACTATTTGAATGGATTGTTCAAGGATTGTGAGTTTATCCACGAATACAAGATAGATAACGATACCTTCGTTGGTTATGTGGACTTGATTGCAAAAAAATCGGATGGCACATGTGCAATTGTTGACTTTAAATATACCAACCATCAAGACAGCTATAAAAAGAGTGAACAATTACATCTTTATAAAAAACATTTGAATCAAGATGGATTCAATGTCACACATCTTTACTATCTATTTATTCCTAAGTTTACTTCTAAATCCTTTAGTCATGAGGATTTACATCAGTTTAGGACGAGGATACGTAATGAGGTTTTGGGGAGTAAATTAACGTTGCTTGGCTTAGACTTTGATCCTATCAAAGTTGCACGTTTTAATACATTGGTTAAAAAAATCGCAACGAGAAAAGATTTCAGCGAGCGAAGTCCACATGACAATTGTTTTTCATGTATGCCGAAATTCCGCCCAAATTATTTAGAGGCATTAGAAAATGACAAAGGAGAAATTATCATGTTATTACCAAAAAATGAACGACGAGAAAAGAAAATTGATACGAAACCTGATTTTTGGATTTATGGAGATTCCTACGTTGGTAAGTCTACCTTTGTGGATCAAATGTCCAACGTGCTGTTTTTAAACACGGATGGTAATACGGATAACACAACCGCCCCTGTGTTATCACTCAAGGACGAGGTTATTACCGAAGGCAGACGAACGAGACGTACACTAGCATGGCAACTTTTTATTGACACCATCGATGAACTCGAAGCGAATGCACACAAGTATGATTATGAAACTGTAGCATTAGATTTAGTGGAAGACATTTACGAACAGTGCCGTTACTATGTCTTTGATAAAAATAATTGGGAACATGAATCCGACGGTGGATATGGTAAAGGATGGTCCAAGGTCACAACCGAATTTCAAAATGCAATGAAGCGTCTCAAAGCACTAGGCTATCAAATTGTCTACATTAGCAAAGAAGAGGCTAGAGAAGTAACCTTGACTGGTGGTGTGACACGTACAACCTTTAAACCAAATATTAATGATAGAGTGGCTAACTTTTTAACTGGTACTGTGGACTTGACCATGAGGGTATATATAGATAGCAAGGATAACAGATTCCTACAATTAGGTAAAAAGAGAAGTGTCTTTGGTGGCGGTCGGTTTGATTTCAAAGAGGACATTATTCCTCTTAACTATTCGGAATTTATTGAGGAAATCAAAGAAGCTCAAGATGGACGAGTGTCAAAATCATCCGAAGAAAAACCGAAAAAATCAAGAAAGAAACGTCCAAATGAATTGGAAGATAGCGTATTTGAAAGAACAACCTATTACTATCATCCAGAAAGCGATAGCTATGTGAAGTTTAAAAAGGGCGATGAGATTCCATCTGATTTTGATGGTTCTAACGAAATCACCAAAGAAGAGTATGAAGGGGGACTAGCTGAACAAGAAGAGGTTCCTGAAGAAAAACCAAAGCGCCAACGCAGAAAACGCACTAAAGAACCCGAAGAGCTAGCAGATGACGAAACACCACCAGGTGAAGAATCATCAGATGAAGACAAAGAACAATCTAATGAAGACCTTTCTGGAATGACATTGAAAGAATTAAAATCGCTAGCTGAAGACTATGGTGTTGACACAGATGAAGTCAAAGGGAAACGAAATCTAATAAAAGCTATTGAAGAAGCAAATGCTCCTGACGATGAAGAAGAGGTTCCTGAAGAAAAACCGAAAAGACAACGTAGGAGACGTTCAAGCAACTGAAGGAGGTGATGAGCTATGTCTAAACGTGATTTAAACCAAAAGGAACAGCACTATGCAGATACAAAACTGGAAGCAGAAGCGATTGTAACAGAAGCAAAAGAAGACATACATTTAATATCTTGGAAAATAACTGAAAAACACAATAAGTATGGTCAATATTTTTTAGTTGACTTGACATTTACTTATAACACACCTAAAGACATTATGGGGGTTGATGGTTAATGGCTGTAAACTGGGATGATTTTGATAAAGATTTAGAGCTAGATGCTATTCAAGAAGAGATTGATGAAGCGAAGGAAAATGGATTGCCTGATGGGGAAGATGTTCCGGATGGCACCTACGAGGTAACTGTAAAAAAGCTTGAACTAAAAGAATCTAAAGCTGGCGATCCAATGTTATCTGCTCAATTGGTTATCCTTGAGGGTAAGTATAAAGGCAGTTACATCTTTTATAACAAGGTTATGCAACCTCAAAATGAAAGATTCTTCGCATTCCAAATCCACCAAAACAATGAATTCCTATGTGGGCTATGGGATGCTGATGAAGAGGATGTAAAATTCAACGGTTTTAAAGATTACAATGAATTGGTCATGGACATCTTCGAGGAAATCCAAGATGGAGAATGGGCGCATGTCATTGTAAAAACAACCAATGATAAAGGCTTTGAAACCATTGAAGTGGAAGAAGTATTGGCTTAATTAAATATAGGGGGATTGTTTCCCCCTATTTATTTTTGGAGGTCAGTCATGATTTTTTATGACTTTGAAGTCTTTAAATATAATTGGTTGGTCGTTTGCATTGATACCGATACACGTAAAGAAACTGTATTTGTAGACGATGAGGAAGCCTTGATTGCCTTCTATAATCGACATAAATCAGATATTTGGGTGGGTTATAACTCACGACACTATGATCAATATATTTTAAAAGCAATCCTATGTGAGTTTAGACCACAAGAAATCAATGATTTTATTATTTTTAGTAATCACCCCGGTTGGAAATTTTTCAGTGGTTTTCAAAAAATAACTTTAAACAACTATGATGTAATGACCAATAAGTTTCGATCACTCAAACAATTAGAAGGGTTTCAAGGTCACAACATTAAAGAATCTAGTGTTCCGTTTGATATTAATAGACCCTTGACTAAGAGAGAAATAAAAGATGTTATCAATTATTGTCGTCACGATGTCGAAGAAACGATGTTTATATTCAAGGTCGAAATCAAAGAGTTTAAAGCGCACATGGACCTTATAAAAATGTTTGATCTACCTTTGCGTTATGTGTCCAAAACGAAAGCACAGTTAGGCGCTCTTATATTAGGAGCCAATCAACCAAGGAAACCTAGATCGGATGAGTTTGCGTTTAGTTTCCCTCCTACTTTAAAAATAGAAAAGTACACCCACGTTTTAGATTTTTATAAAAATAGTGAGTACAAGGACTATAAAGCCAATTTAAAAACGGACATTGCAGGTGTCCCGCATATCTTTGCTTGGGGCGGTGTCCACGGTGCACGACCTAAGTACAGTGGACAAGGGTTATTTATCAATGTGGATGTTGCTAGCTATTATCCTGCATTAATGATTGAGTATGATTATTTATCTCGCAACGTCTCACAACCTCAAAAATACAAGCAAATAAGAGATAGAAGACTTAACTATAAAAAAACAAAAGATGAGCGAGAATATCCTTTGAAAATCGTTCTTAATGGTACGTATGGAGCGATGAAAGACAAACATAATGGGTTATATGACCCTTTACAATCTAACAACGTTTGCATAGGCGGAATGACTTTACTCCTAGACTTGATAGAGAAGCTCGAACCACATTGTGAGATTATTCAATCCAACACTGATGGAGTACTAGTAAAACTTTATAAAGAAGAAGATTATGAAACGATAGATGATGTCTGTTACGAGTGGGAACAACGTACTGGGATGGAATTAGATTTCGATGAATTTGTCAAGGTCATTCAAAAAGACGTTAACAATTACATTTTGGTCAAAGAGGATGGTAGTTATAAATCAAAAGGCGCTTATGTTAAAAAACTAAAGCCTTTAGATAATGATTTACCTATCGTCAATACAGCGATTGTTGATTATTTAACCAAAAATATAGAAGTAGAAAAGACTATCAATGGTTCAGATGATCTCATTGACTTTCAAAAAATAACCAAAATAAGCGGAAAATATGAAGGTGTTGTTTACGGAAATAAAGCCTTGAATGAACGAGTATTTAGAGTGTTCGCAAGCAATGACAAACAAGATAAAGCCTTGTGGAAACTAAAGAATGGAAACCGTGAAAAAATATCCTACGTGCCGGAAAGGTGCTTTATAGATAATGACGATGTGACGAGTAAAACCATTCCCAATAAATTAGATCGACAATGGTATATTAATCTAGCTAAAAAACGCATCGATGACTTTATGAAGGGGGAGTGAAAAAATAATGCAAGAACCTAAATTTAAAGGTTTTGATGTAGAAGATAAAATATGGCGCTATGGTTTTGGGTGGTATAAAGAAGATTATACGGATGAATACAAAAAACTAAAAGGTATTTCAGAAGATATAGCAATGTTGTTATCTATTCAGGGATTTTATAAATGTTCTTTACGTTCCATGGGGTTATTCACCGGTGCGAAAGATTTAAAAGGAAAAGAGATTTGGGACGGTGATCTAGTTGAAACTCCATTTAGTGACGTTGGAGTTGTTTATTACGATGAGGAATCAGCTATGTTTCGTGTGGATGACACAACGGGTTCACTACCGGATTTAGCCTATCTTTTAGAGGAAGGTGTAACCGTCATTGGTAACAAATATGAACAAGCTGAACGAATGAAGGGATTTGAATGAAACCACCTAAGACATGTTCTCATTGTTGGAATGAAGTCGTTCTGACAAGCAACAAAGAAATGCGAGAATTAAGGTCGTGGTGTCATATACTCTTTGATCCTATTTGGAAATCTAATGAGATCAGCAGGACGGAGCTTTATCACAAATTGTCACATAAGTTAGGTATTTCTTTCAAAGATTGCCATTTTGGGCATTTTAGCAAGTCTATGTTACGTAAAGCCTTGAGAATATTACAAACTAAAGATTGGTGGATAGACGATGAAAGTACGTTACAAACCAAAAACAGAGGCAATTAAAGCACGCATGAAGCTTTATGATGTGCAAACTATAGTCGAGTTGTCAAACATGGCAATGATAAATAGAATTACAACTGGCAAGGTAGTACGAGGTGAGATTAATGTTAGTCATTACACTGCTACAGCCATTTCCAAAGCCTTAAAATGTCCCAGAATAGATTTATTTGTATCAATAGGAAAGTGGTGATTACTCTTGAATAAAGTAACCCTAAGTCATCTAATCCACCATTTAAAGGAGCAACTAGAGGAGCATGGGAATTTACCTGTGTATTGTATTGAGGGATTAGGCAATATCATAGATTACAAACTATTTATGCCAGAAATATTTAAGATTTATACAGATAGTGATGGCGTGCGCACGATAGGTCAAATGGATAAGTTAGATAAGGATTTAGACAACGTAGACACCTCCAAGCCCATCACAAAAGGGCTGGTGTTGTAGATGGTGGGACATGTGTTAATGGTTGTCTTACTAGCTTTGATTATTTTAGCTTCATTGCCCCTTGGTAAAGAGCTATTAGGGGATTGGGGCAAATTAAAAGGTTACGGTTTGTTTTGGGGATTAAGCACGGCGGTATTTTTAGCGATTATAAGCTTGCTTTGGATAGTGCTTGTGTTGGTTTTACTGTTTTTTGGAGCGTTTGTTATTTATGACATGATTTAGGAGGATAGTTAAATGCCAACAACCAAAAAATATAAATTTACTCTTGGACGTGGGAGTGAAATGCATGATTTAGAAGAAGTGATAGAAGTTCCTTTTGATACGACTGATGATGAGGTGCAAGAAATGTTTGAAAATTGGCTTAGTAATTATATCGACGCTGGATACGAGAGGGTTTATGACGAATGACAAATGACAAACCAATGAAGATAAACGATTTAATTTGGCGGTTGCAGTATTTAAAAGAGTTACATGGTAATCTGCCTGTATATCATGAGTTTATTGACTATTACGAAGATATACAAATGAAACCATTACAAGACACTTCCATTCTATTTGTAGAAAAAGTATTTAAAGATAGGGCGTATCAGTTACATCACGAAGCGGTTAACTTGGAAACCTTAACGTCCAAAGACAAAAAGAAATTGGGGTTGATTATAAGATGAATGTTGATGTATTTCACAACAATACGTACATGGGAACGTTCCCAATGGAAAAGTTTTTTAATAAAAATAAAACGTTAGGTGTGGGAAGTATCATAACAGTAAATGAACTAAATTATTGTATTGACGATGTCTATATAAGGAAAGAAGGCACCGTTGTTGTGAGTTGTTACGACAGATGAATGTTGAGCAGAATACCACATATGAATTTTTTTGATCTATTAAGCGAGGAGGTTGAAACAGTGGAAAAAGAGTATCTAAACATGAGTGCTGAGGACTTAGTTGGTAAGCGACTGGAGTGTGTGAATGAGTACAGTAACCTTACTGTCGGAAAAACGTATGTGGTAAAGAAAAACAGCCGTATTAATAGAGTATGGATAAATGATGATAACGGGAATTTAGACTGGTTTTCTACAGATGAAGAGAAAGGTTTCTTCGTTTGGAGCTACTTTAAACTCGTCGAAGAGTCTAGCTCAACGCCTGTTATCGACCCCAACAACTCCATCGAGGAGATCATCACTCAAGCGGTAGAGCTTGCTAAGGAGAGCGCTATACAGGCGATAAGGGGTAAAGGATTGAATTATTTTAATGTTATCGAGCACTTAATGGCACTTAGAAGTGTCTTTGGTAACGGTCTTAAAAAAGATATGATTATAGAATTAATACTTTATTTTGAATATGAACGTGACAGTCTAAAAAATCTTGCAGACATGGCTAATTTATCAACCTCGACTGCTCAAGCACAACAACGTGCCAAGGATTTAAAAAAGGTATTAGGAGTGGAGGTTGAGGATGTCTAAAGCAGAAGAATTAGAAGCAGAAATAGAATCTCTAGAGAAGTTTTTAAAGTTTTGGAAAGAGAATGAGAGCATTCAAGTTATAGGTACAAAACCTAAAAAACTTTCATGTTTGACTATAACACAAAAAATAGACTTTCCTGTTTCACGCAAACGCCTTAGAAAACTACTGTTAGGGATGATTTTTGATTCTCAAAATATGGAGGTCGATAAACAATGAAAAAGAAAATTTTAGCAGGAATACTAGGCATTATGACGATTTTAGTTATCGCAGGATGTACTGATGCTGATACTGTCTCTCACAATCTATCAAAACAGGCAGATTCGTTTAGCGTACAAAGAAAGGTAGTCTTTTTCAATGGTATAACTGATAATTATTTGCTAACGATTGAGGGATTGTGCGCCATAAACGTGGACGACCCTAAAAAAATCACAGTGACCTGTGAGGTCGGTAAAGATAAATACAAAAAACATTACCTTGGACTAAGTGACAATGTGAGTTATTTTGTTGAGCAAACCGATGCTCAATACGCAGACAAGTATCACTATAAAGTCTTATTTAGACCTAAGTCAGTTGTCCCTGATGTAGATGTGCAGACTAAGTAAGAGGAGATTGATAGATGAGTGATTGGATTAGTGTTTCAGAAGCATTTTACCCAAAAGAAAAACGCAGATTTTTACGAAAAGAAGCCATTGAAGAAGTTAATGAAATAAAAAGTTATCTTAAGGGATCAAGTGTTACTATAACCCTTAAAAATGGAGAGAAAATCAAAGTAAACGATACGTATGATGATGTTTTAAAAGAACTTAATAGCAGTAACTCAACAAACGAAGAAACAAGTGATAATAAAATTGGGTTTTTATAGATTAAACTATCAAATTATGCAGGTGGGTAAGTAAATGGAAAATTTAACGTAGACACTCAAAAACACTAACGTTGAGGTGATAAATGAATGATTAATGATATTTTCATTGTTAGATACGACAAAATAGAAAATAGAACGTTTAATGAAGAAAGAGAATTATATCAAACATCGACTAATAAAGAAGCTGTTTTATCTTTCATTAAACAACTTGAAAAAAACTATGAAGTGCAATGTGTTTTTTCATTCAATGTCAAAACTAAAGAAGTAACGGAATATAAGCTCAAATTAGATGGATTTAAACTGATAATAGAACCAATTGTTAAACCTAAGCGAACACGAAAAACACCATCGGCTATTTCTGATCCACCTAAACCGCCGGTAACATCTAAAATAAGGAGTAGTAAATAATTAACATGTCAATTGTTATCGTTGAAATAATAGGTGCTCTTTACTTCTTCATTGGTCATGATTCATCAGGCGTGATGTTATGCGTGTTGTGTATGTTAGGTATTATTGCAGGACGATTATCCAATAGGGGGAATGATTAAATGAACGCTAAAAACGTACGAAAAAAACAAGAATTATTGAAAGAAAGTATGAATTTGGGTTTATTCATCGGTAATGTAAACGATGAAAATAATAATAAGTTCATTAACCGTAAAAACCTATCTCTATCAATACAAAAAAGTAGTTTTGGAGGTTTAATAACAGGTGATACTGTAATATATAAAACATCCGAAGAGACTATGAAAAAAATTATGAAATTACTTCAAGATGATTTAAACAAAATGAATGATGAGTTGGGATTATCATGAGTGATTTAAAGGATAAATTAGTATTCAACAGAGACCGAGAATTGAAACGATATGTCGATGAATTTGTCATCAACTTAAAAACTAGACTTGAAAAAGCTTCAGAAGAAGGTTGGAGTATAGTAACAACTGATCTAATGAAGAATCAAGAAGACTATAAAAAATACGCACGTTTTTACCTTCATCCTGATTTTTTAAAACTAGTGTCTAAACATTTCAAAGGATTAACTATTACTTTACATCACGTTTTTAGTAATAACATAACAGGACATGAGTTTAACGAGAGACAATCGGTGTTTGATACAGAAAAGTTAATTTTAAAGGTGGATTGGACATGATAGTTTCTGAACAATTTCTCCGTTTTTACAATGACATTTATCAAAGAGCTACGATTGCTGTTAATAAAAAATTGGAAGAATCTATTCTTGAAGGAGGTGTTTATATGAATTTAGAGGAATTGAAAGAAAAAATAGAAGAATGGGCAAGGTCACGAGACCTGCACGAAGCTCCTCCCGAAAAACAAATGATGAAAGTGGTTGAAGAATTAGGCGAATTATCAAGTGCAATAGTTATAAATGACGAATGGGAAACAAGCGATGCACTAGGTGATGTTTTTGTTACACTTGTCATCTTAGCTATGCAATTAGGTTTTAATTTAACATATTGTGTAGACGAGGCATATCAAGAAATTAAAGATCGCAAAGGAAAAATGATTGATGGTACATTTATAAAAGAAGATGACTTGAAATGACATATATTCTAATGAAAAGAATCAAATGTCAGTATCAATATCTAAATGGACAAGGACTATTAAAACAAGATGAAAAAACAGTAAGAGTCTATTGTGATTATGATTTTCATTTGCAAATAACTAAAAAATATTACAGAAAGATAAAAAGAAAATTGAAAAAAGATTTAAAAACAGAAATGAAAACTGAATTAAAATTAAAATTAACAACTTTGTCAATTACAGAAATCAAGGAGTGAATAGCAATGGAGTTAGTATTTTCTCATCCTTTTTGGACAACATTATGGATCATTATCATTATGGCTTGCGTGACACAAGTAGGCAAACGCAATGTATAAAGGGTATTTAAAAGGGAGCGGCAAACATGCCGCTTCTAAATTTAAGGATGGAGAAAAATTATTGACTTACAATACAGTCCGTAAAAATAATTCTTATGTTGGTATTTTAGATGATGATTACATTATGGTAGATGTGGATGATCGTAAGAGTGCCGATATTTTATATAAAATTATTAAAGACAAAGAAATCAATTGTTCTATTTTAAAAACAACTAAAGGCATGCATTTTTATTTCAAGGGATACACATTGACAAAAAATAAAATAAGATGGTATGCCAACGTTGGACTGTATTGTGATTATAAATTAGGTACTAAAAACACAGCTGATCCTTTAAAAATAGATGGACAAATTAGAAAATGGCTTAAAAAATCACGTCATCATGATCCTTTGCCTATTTGGCTTTATCCCTATGCACGAAAAAACCCTAGCTTAAATGATTTAGGTGAGGGTGACGGTCGTAATAATACACTTTACACATACATTTTAAAAATGCAAGGTCAAGGGTTATCTAAAACGGATATTCGTACGACCATATCCATTATTAATAATTATATTTTAAATGACCCTGTCGAGGAATCAGAATTACAAACCATCATGAGAGATGAAGCGTTTCTTAAAGAATCATTTATTAAAGATGGTCATTTCAGTCATGACCAATTTTCTAGATTTTTAATAAATGAACATCATATATGTAATATCAATGATGTGTTACATATTTATAGGGAGGGTATATATACAGACAATGTGAGAGACATCGAAGGTGTTATGCTTAAACATATATCGACACTAAAGCACATGCAACGGCAAGAAGTTTTAAGATACCTGCAAATTAAAGCACCGGTTAAATCATTCTCTGACACACGCTATATAGGTGTCAACAATGGCTTATTTGATTTAGCAACATGGGCATTAGTTGATTACAACCCAAGCATTATCTTGCGTAATAAGATACCTGTTAACTATGTAGAAAATAGTTATTATGAGGTAACGGATAAAACCTTAAGCAAGATTGCTAAAGGTGACAAAGATATACGATCGATATTAGAGGAAATGTTTGGTTATGTCTTATTCCGTCGTAATGAGTATGGGGCTATATTTATTTTCACTGGTAATGGTTCTAATGGTAAATCATCATTGCTTGACATGCTCAAGGCTTTTGTTGGTCAACATAATACATCCTCGCTCGACATCAAGGAGATTAATCAACGTTTCAAGACGAGTGCTTTATTTGGCAAGCTAGCTAACATAGGAGATGATATATCTAGCGGTCATGTAAAAGAATCATCCATTCTTAAAAAATTAGGAACAGGTGAAACGATCAATGTTGAACGTAAAGGTAAAGATCCCTTCGACTTTGACAATTATGCAAAGTTAATTTTCAGTGCCAATGATATACCAACTATTCATGATTTTAGTGATGGCTTAAGAAGGAGATTACAAATAGTTCCGTTCAGAGCAAAATTCAGTCGTAAAGACAAAGATTTCGATCCGTTCATTACTGACAAGTTATTAAGTGAAAAATCCATGGAATATTTACTATGTTTAGCCTTAAGAGGTTTAAAAAGTCTCATTGATAATAAAGGATTCACTAACTCAAAATTGGTGCAAAAAGAATTGGAAGAGTACTTCGAAGAAAACAATTCAGTTATTAGCTTCATTAAAAATGAAGAAGTCATTTTAGATAGATCATTAGTCAGTGAAATATATGATGTATACCGCAAATATTGTTCTGATAATGGCTATAAACCATTCAGTAAAAATAATTTCAGTAAACAAATTAAAAATAATTTTAGATATAATGCATCGCCAAGAAAGATAAATGGTGAAAGCAAACGATTGTTCATAAAAATGAAGGAGGATGACTAATGGACGATATACTAGATGTTGAATACCTTAGTTTCAACACTGCAAATGGAGATAAGTTTTTACAACTTAAAGAACCTATTAAAAGTATAATAGTAGATCGTAAACATAACGAAATAAGAATTTTTAAAGTCATAAACTGAGAAAAATCAATACGTGTAATACCTATGCATAATGTCTTTTATTATCAATTAAAATATTAAATAACATAAAGCAGGTGATAACATGTATGAGTGGCTCAAAGATTATGAAGCCTATACTGACCAAATAAGCTACCTGCAATTAAAATCTAAGCAGTATCCAAACGATGAACAGCTAAAAAAGAGATTATCGGTTCTTGAAATAAAACGTAAGGAACTGATAAGCCTAGTTCGACGGTTCAAGGGATTAGAACAACGTATACTTGTTCTAAAATACATTGATGGTAAAACATTAGAAGACATTGCTTATGAATTAAATTATAGTGCAAGCCACATTTATAAGAAGCATAGTGAGATTATCAAACGTATCAATTTTGCTTTTTCAGAGGGTTAGTGAAACCCTCTTTTTTAATTGTCTGAAAGTGGTCAAAAAAGGAGCAAAATTTTCACCTACTCTTAATTAGTGTATTTTTACGCAACTTTATTTTTTTCAATTTCCAAGGTAATTAATGGTAAACATTATTATATCAATTGTTCATGGCACTTTGTAAATGCGTAGTACTGGTAATTAACTGGTTGATCTTGGAAGTCATTGGCTAATTATTTTTTGTCAACCCCAAAGTTATCCACAAGTGAAATGTTGATACATCAAGGAGACTGTGGATAAAAACGATCACTTTTGACCATTTTTTTGTGACCGAAAAAAAGATCAATGTGACCGAAAAACGATCACTTTATAGTAGATAAAAAACCGCTTACATACCTAATAAATGGTAAAAATAGACCTTGCCGGTGTAGTAGCGTAGTAGAGGTGTAGTAGGTTTAAACACAGTCATAGTAAGGGTTTATCAGCAACTACTACACTACTACACCACTTTTTTTTCTTATATCATTAGATATAAATATTATATAAATATAAAGAGAAATTATTTAATAAAAAAAAAAGAAAAATTAAAAAATCGGTGTAGTAAGCTATAAATCCTTGATATGACTGACTTTATTGCAAAAAGTAGTGTAGTAATTACTACACATTGTTTCGTAGTACCATATTATTCCACAATAAAACAAACTTCGCAAAGTGTCACTTTACTTTCCCCTAGTTTTGTCCATGTTAACTATCTGATTATCCTTTTACAATTTAAGTATATTATCTTTCACGGCTGTCATTCTTTATGACATGCTCACCCTATTTTAATACAAATCAATAGAGAGTGTGTTATGTATGACAGCTAACTTCTTACGATGGCTCAATCAACTGATAGCTCATGGTCGATTAGTTAAGTTCTATCAATGTAAAGAGTGGAGAATCTTAAGAGCTGAAGCATTGTTAAGAGATAACTATGAGTGTCAAGTGTGTAAGTCTAAAGGTAAGTACAGCAAGGCAACGAACGTGCATCACATTAAAGAAGTAAAGGACAGACCAGACTTAGCTCTTACCTTAGACAATCTACAATGTGTTTGCATTGCTTGCCACAATGACATACACGATAAGCATTTAAGGATAGATAAGCGCAAACCATTTGTGAACGAGGAGCGATGGTAACTGTGAGTACAAAGTATATTGTCTATACGGATTATGATCCTGATCCTTACATTAAGATGTTCGATTCATTAAATGATGCACAAACAGAATATGAAAAACGTTTAAAAGAGTTTGCTAATGATGGAATTCCTGTTTACATTGCTAAGATTATTAAATAATTTTACCATTTTGGCAATAAACTAGTCCCCCCGGGTCAAAACTTTTGAATTTCAATGGGGGAGAATGAAACGCACAGGGGCAATCACTAAATAGAAAAAATGATTTTTATTATATAAAGGTTATTGTAATAAATTGGGGTTTTCCACATTGGCAAAAATTAAAATGGAAACAATCAGAAAAAGAATTGAAAAAGATTTGATGGATCAATTAAAAACAAATGGAACTACTGGTATGCACTATATCAATTTGGTACAAGATTACTTGTCTTTTTTCGATGTGAAAAATCAGTTAATAAAAGATATTGAAAACAGCGGAACACGCATGCTAAATAAGTATGGTCCGAAGTCTAATCCTGCAATTAGTGATTTGCATAAAACCAATATGCAAATGTTGAAGATTTTAACATTACTTAACCTGAAACCTGCTAAAGAGGGAAAACGGAAAGTGATAGAAGGTGATGATATATGATTACACATCCTTATATAGATACGTATTTCAATTTAATCGAATCTGGTCAATTGATTGTGTGTAAAGAGCAATTACAATTGAAAGATTATATTGAAAAAATATTATCAAGGGATGATGTCTATATCGATTACGAATCTGTCAATGAAAGTATAGAAATTCCTGAACGTTATTTTCCCTATAAATTTTTCGATTGGCAAAAATTTATTAACGTTTTTATTTTTGGACTACGTTGGAAAAGCGATGATGCGTTAGTTTTTGATCGCTATTTTGTCTATATGGGACGTGGTGGAGGAAAGACAGGTTCATTTAGTTTGAGTGCGTTGTATATGTTAAGTAAGCAACATGGGATTGCTCACTATGATATTGATATTGTAGCAACAAGTGAAAAACAGGCAAAGCGACCATTTAAAGATTTAAAAGAAGTATTAGAAAAAAATGAAGATCGCTTAGGATATGCTTTTCATTGGACGGATTCATTAATTAGAAACGAATCTACACAAAGCGAGATGACATACAACACATCAGCACCTAATACGAAAGATGGTAAGCGTTCAGGTTGCGTGTTGTTTGATGAAATACATCAATATGAAACGAACGAATTGATGAATGTTTTTACATCCGGTGCTGGTAAGGTTAAGGATTACCGTGAATTTTATTTTACGACTGACGGTTATGTTCGTGGTGGTCCGTTGGATGATTTAAAAGAAGAATCGAAGCTACTTTTAAATGGTGAATTGGATATTGAACGTTCTACATTGTTTCCGTTCATTTGTCACTTAGATGAGGATGAAGAAGTCGATGATCCTATACTGTGGGTTAAAGCAAATCCATCATTACAACATGATGCTACGTTGTTGAGGGAAACAAAAAAACAATATTACCGTATGCAACGTAATGCAAAATTGAGAATGGAATTTATGACAAAACGTATGAATCGACCAATAGAAGACCCACGTTTTGAAGTCGCTAGTTATGAAGATCGTTTAGCAACGAATCAGCCTATACCGCAACAATTAAAAGGAATAGATACGATTGGTGGCGTTGATTTTGCTGATGTAAGAGATTTTTGTAGCGTGGGTGTCTTGGCGAAATATAAAGGTAAGCGTTATTGGTTACAACATACATTTATCCATTACAAAGCGCTGGAAGTACAAGATATTAACAGAGAAATTGTACAACTAGCTTTAGATAAAGGCTTGGCGGAAATGGTTTATGATAAGTCCATTTCCCCTGAAAAAGTCGTCAATTGGTTTAAAAAGATGTCTGAAACGTATTACATCAAAAAAATATGTATGGACGATTATCGATCTAGTATTTTGGGTCCTAAACTTGAAGAAGCAGGATTTGATGTACAAGTTGTACGCAGAGGACGGATCACACATGGTAAGTTATCACTGATTATAGATGATGCCTTTATTAATCACACATTAGTCTTTGGAAATGATCCTTTAATGCGATGGTTTGTGGGAAATGTCTATGTTGATTATATGGATAACGATAACAAAGAATACAAAAAAATTGATAAAGAAACACGTAAGACAGATGGATTTTTTGCCTTGTTACATGCACTTAACTGTGACGCTGAACTTGAGGATTATGGGGATGTAGATTGGGAAAATATAAACATCAAACCCATTTCATATAGGGGGTGATACTGTGTGAATGTCATGGACATGTTAACCAAACTCATCCCATCAAATAAAAAGGAATTACTGACGATTCATGATATTGCTTCGACATTAATTTCCAAAGAAATTTATAAACGTTTTTCAGTAGAAACGTGTATTAACTTTATTGCTAATACTTTTGCAAATTGTGAGTTTAAAACCTTTCAAAACGGCGAAGAAGTTAAAAAGAATAATTATTACTTGTTTAATGTACAACCAAATATGAATGATAATGCTTATGAATTTAAATCAAAAATCATTCATCGTCTCTATCATAAAAATGAATGCTTAGTTGTCCAAGTAAAAGATCAGTTATTTATAGCGGATTCATTTGTCAAAGACAGTTTTGTCTTAAAAGATTCGATTTTTTCTCAAGTGATGGTCGATGATTTTATGTTTCGTGGAAAGTTTAAAGCTTCAGACGTTTATTATTTTAAACTACATCATCAGGATGTCATGCGTTTAATTGATGGATTTTACAAAGACTATGGAACGGTATTGGAATCGGCAAAAACGATTTATAAACGTTCAAATGCTAAACGATTTTCTTTGTCAGGTGATTTTTTTAAAGCACAAACAACAGCAAAAAACAAAGCCATACAAGACATGCTTAATGAACAATATCATGATTTTTTAAATCCTGATGTTTCAGGATCAATCATACAAGTACCTAACGATTTTAAGCTTGAAGATTTTTCAGGTGGAGGCAAAGCGGGACTTGCACAACAAAATAGTCGAGATATTCGCTCGCTTGTTGATGATATTTTCGATTATGTTGCTTCAGCTTTTCACGTTCCGAGAGCCGTGGTTAAAGGAGATTCTGCTGAGATATCTGAACAAATTGATAATCTCATTATGTTTTGTATGAATCCTTTAGCAGGACACATACAAGATGCCATTAATAGCAAGTTATATACGCAACAACAGTTTGCAAACGGTAGTCGTTTAGAAATTGATACAAGTCACATTAAAACATTGAGCATTAATGATTTAGCCAATGCTTCTGATAAATTGTTTGGTATTGGATTTAGTCATAATGATATTCGAGATTTCGCAGGAAAAGATAGATTGAATGAAGACTGGGCTGATGAACATCATGTCACTAAGAACTATGCAAGTGTTACAGATCGTCAACAAGATAGCAATCTTGAAGGGGGTGAGACAACTGAAACCGATACTTAATTATATCCCACGAAAATTTAAAGCCGAAACATCCAACGATGAAAGTAGCAACCTCTACATGTATGGCACTGTTGGGGGTGGGTTTTGGTCAGAGGGATTTGACGAAAGCGATGTAAAGTATGCTCTGAATAGCATAAAAACACCTTTAGTGAATATCCATTTGAATTCCAACGGTGGGGACGTATTTTCCGGCATTGCCATTGGACACCTTTTTAAGAATTCCGATAAAACCATCCATGTTTATAATGATGCAATGGTTGCAAGTGCGGCGACAATTATAGCGATGGGAGCAGACAAAATATTCGCCCCTAGAAACACAATGATGATGGTACATCGAGCATCGACATTTATGATGGGTCATGCTTCAGATTTGAGAAATATGGCAGATGATTTGGATAAGGTCGATGAAAGCTTAGTGCAATCGTATTTAAATCGCTTCAACGGCTCACGATCAGAGCTAGAAAACTTGTTAGATGGAAAGGGCGACGGTACATTTTTAACCGCTGAAGAATCGGTTGCCTATGGGTTTGCCGATGAACTCTTAGACCCTATTGTTGAGGACAATGAAGAAGATGAAGAGCTGATTGAAAATAAACAACAAGAAACCTTCAGGAATAAACGTGTGAATCGGTTTGCGGCGATGTTAGATAGTTTTAATAAACCAAAATAGGAAGGATGATTAACTAATGGTCGTTCAAAATTTAGATGAACCAAATGTTAAAAAAATTGAAGCTCAAGAAAAGTTATTGGAAGCTATGAAAACGGATGATGAAAAAGAATGGAAAAATGCTATGGATATTTTTGCAACATCCATTCAAGACGACATTTTGAGACAAGCTAAAGATGAAATGCAAGTAGAAGTTTTAGATCATCAAGCATTGATGACACGAGGTCAACAAGTATTAACATCTGAAGAAACCAAATTTTACAATGATGTCATTGCTAACGAAGGGTTCGCAGGTGTTGAACAGCTTGTACCTGCTACGGTTTTTAATCGTGTATTTGAAGAATTAGTACGTGACCATCCTCTATTGAGTAATATCAGTGCTGTAAATACGACTGGTACAACTCAATGGATTGATAATAACGGTGATGTTAACCCTGCTTTTTGGGGCGATTTGATCGGTGAAATACAAGAATTACTAGATAACGGTTTTACAACTGTCAACATGTCGCTCTATAAACTATCCGCATTTATTCCCGTGCATAATTCGATGTTAGATTTGGGTCCAACATGGTTAGATCAGTATGTTAGAACTGTTTTATTAGAATCATTAGCCATTGCTCTTGAAGATACGGTTGTGAATGGTAGTGGAAACGAACGTCCAATTGGTATGTTGAAAGATTTAGATGGTCCCGTTACATCTGGTGTCTATCCTGATAAAAATAAAACATCTATCACTGATTTAAACCCTAAAACTTTAGGATCAGAAATCATGTTCCCACTCACACATGATGGAAAACGTGCTGTAAATAACGTCTTATTGATTGTTAACCCTGCTGATTATTGGGCAAAGATTTTTCCAGCAACAACCATTTTAAATGCACAAGGTACCTATGTATTTAATGTTTTACCAATATCCGCAAGCATTGTACAATCCGTAGCTGTGCCTGTTGGTACTATGGTCGCTGGTATGGGTTCAGATTATTTCTTGGGAGTTGGTGCAGAAAGGTCGTTTAAAGTAGCTACGGAGATTCGTATTTTACAAGATCAATCTGTATATGTTACACGTCAATTGCTTAATGGTCGTCCTAAAAACAACCAATCTTTCTTAGCTTTTGATATTTCTGACCTAGAAACTGGTGGAGACGATTCAAACGATGCTATTAAAGTTAACTCTATTTCATCGGATATGATGAAACAAGAGATTGCTCAACTGAAATTACAGATACAAGAATTAACTAACCAACTTGGTTCACTTAAAAAATTAAGTACTGAAAACGTTGAGAAAGATAAAAAAGATAAGAACTCTAAAGATAGTAAGTAGAGGTGATTAAGATTGGCAACTACTTATAACCTATATCGAGATGGTCAATTAGTGGTAAGTGGTCTTACCGAAAAAACGTACACTGACACAGATTTAAATCCGAACACAGACTATGAATATGCTGTGCGAGCTGTTAATGAAAATGGTCAAAGTGATTTGTCTGATGCTATAACTGTTCATACTGATTTTAGTCCTGTATCTGATGTGAGTTTAGATCAAGATGTTTTAGAAATTAACGTCGGTGATAATACAACCTTAGTAGCAACTGTGTCCCCTTCAACTGCTGAACAAACTGTCAGTTGGTTGTCATCAGACGAATCCATAGCCACCGTAGACGATAATGGGAACATTTCAGCAGTTTCTGAAGGTAATGTAACCATAAAGGTTACATCATCCTCTGATTCTTCTATATCGGCTTCATGCGATGTAACGGTGGGTGCTGATTAGTAATGTTATTGATAGAAGCGTTGTTAGTTGAGTTAAAAGATAAGTTGATGATTACTTGGGAAGATGATAATACAGATCGTCAATTAACTAGGATGTTAAACAATGCACAACGTTACTTTAATGAAACATGTGATTATACGTTTTCATTTGAAGAAGCATCGAGTGCTAGAGAACTAGTTATCGAACGTTGTCGGTATGATTGGAACAATGCGCTTGATGAGTTTGAACAAAACTATGCCTCTAGCATTAATGAATTGATTTTAAATACTGCACTTAAGGTACGTGAAGAAGGTGTTACGGATGGTGATGGAGAGGATAAGGGAAACGTTCAATGATGGATTATTAATGTATGGAAACATGCAAACTAAGCGATCTGATATAGGCGTAGAAATAGGACAAACGTTTGTTTCTGAAGGTACGTTACCTTTTAGAATCATGAACGCTAGGGATAGCGACTACTTAACCTTTCAGGGCATGGGGTCGGAGCTTAATTTAAAAGTTAAAACCCCTGCTCCACCATCTTTAAGATTACAGGTACTTAATCAATATAATGTCGTTATTGATAACGTGCGTTATAAGGTTGTACGAGGCGATAGAGATCAACACTATTTATATTTTTATCTTGATAAAATAGGTGGTTTGTCTGATGACAACTGAAGACTTACAAGATCGCATTGACGAAACCAAAAGAAGATTAGAATTATCTACTAATAAATTAGTGGATGCTATTAAAAACTTATATCCCAATAAAGATGTTTTTCAGAATAATATCAAAGCAGATGAGTTACAACAAAGAAAATACAAGTACGATTTTATCACTTGGGAATCGTTGGGGATTAGAAGAGCGCAACCAACTGGAACAAGCTTATTACAAGATGTTGTAGTTACTTATTACGCAGAAGATGAACCTGAAGATACCTTAGATGGTGTGTTGATTGAAATCATTAGTGCTGTGCTTGCTACAGGTCAATTTAATTTGTATGAAGCTCCAAAGGGCATTACTCAAAAAGGAAATGAAGAAGAGTATGTAAACACACTAGAATTTTATTTCACTAGGAAGATTGCATATGGCGACTACTAATCATTGGGAATTAGATTTAAAAAATATGGATTCCTTTTTACAAAGACTAGGAAAAATATCATTGGGAACAGAACAAGTCATGCAAGAAACCTTAGATAAAACAGGGGTTCCGCTTGCAGAATCATCTATACAACCAACGATACCTATATCGAAGTGGAAGGGTAAAACCTTACACAAAAAACATGCTCATGATTATAAAGCGTTAAGTACTGAAAAAGGTCATTTGTCTTTTACAACACGTCCTAAACCTCGATTTAATTACTTGAAATATCCCGATCTTGGTATAGGTACATCTCAATATAATGTCCCGAAATTTTTTATGAAAAAAGGATTAGACAAATCTGCACCAAAAATTATTAGAGCTTTACAAGAAAATGTAATCAATGATATTAACAAAAATTTAGGAGGTATATAACATGGCTTTAACAACCGAAATCATCCGTCACGATCCTACAAAAGCAACGGAATTTAATATTAAGTTTCAAAATTCCACAGAAACGAAACGTTTTGGTTTTATGACTGAAGTACAAGCTGAAACGACTATCAATTTATTGGCATTAAATGAAGAAGGTGTTTTGGCAGGACAATTGCCTAAAGTGGCATCCATGCAAATTACTTTAGATGGTCATATAGATGTAGATGCGTTACGCACGTATTACGGCATGAGCAATAAGGATTTAAAAGACGGTGTATTTGCCTATGGTAGTGCTTCTGTAGCTACGCCGTTCTGTTTGACATACAAAAGTCTTGATGAGTTACATGTTGATGCTAACGGTAATCCAAAAGTTAAATTGGTTGCTTATCCTAACTGTACATCTAATGCAGGTGTAACGATTGACACTGAAAATGGTACGGATACTGTAGCGGACGTAGAATTAACGGCAGATGCGTTTAAAGATGAAAACGGAAATATTTACTATGAAGCGTTTGAAGATGAATTAGATGAAGAACTTGCGGAACAATGGATGATTGATTTTAGTCCTGAATTGGTTGCTCTTAATAATGATGGTAGCGGTGATGAATCACCTGATGCACCGAAAGACTTAGAAGCTACAGCTAAAAGTGATACATCAGCAAGTCTAGCTTGGAAATAAAGGAGGATGCTTTAAATGGCAGTAGAGGTTATTGAATTTACAGATGGTTCCGTTGCTCCTATCAATGTACATGTTAATGCGTTAACAATGTTGAACTTACAGCACGAAGGAGTTATAGGTAAAGATTTTTTAAAAGGACTTTTAAATCAAGATGAAGGATTTAATCCTCCATTAGAATCCTTGGCTCAAGCAGTATATGTTGCGTATCGTAATGGGAATCCACAAGAACACATGTCTTATGATGACTTTTTAACCAAGTATGAAATGTCAATGGAGGTTGATATTGAAATTTACTCTGCTCTTATCACGAAAGAGGGAAAGAAAGCTTTCTCACAAAATTTCATTAAGAAAACAACCTCCGGAAACGGAAAAAAGTAAAAGTACCAAAAATCAAGATTGAAAACGTGGAGGATTTATATAGTCTCTACGTTTTCTTTTTTAAAGGACGTGCGGAAGATTTTTGGTACTTGCCGTTATCTAGTGCTTTGTACATTATCCATAACAAAATTGCTATAGAAAGTTGGGAAAAGTCGGAACAAGAAAGGAGGATGAATAAGAATGGCAAAGCAAAATGAAACAAGTGTAACGTTTAGATTATTTAATAAGGATTTTGTTGCAGGAATTAAAGAGATGGATCAATCCGCTAAAACCTTGCGACAAGAATTGAAATTAGAACAAGCTCAATTGAAAAATACTGGAACAGAATCTGAAAAATTAGAATCGCAAGTAACTGGTCTTTCCAAACAATTTGATTTGGCTAAACAACGCACACAAGCTACAGCCAAACAATTACAAGAAGCGAAGCAACGTTTCGATGAAAATTCCGACGGTGTTAAACAGCTTGAGAATCAATTACGAGAAGCACAGATAACCGAAGCCAACTTAGGAAATCGTCTCCAAACAACAACAGAACAGCTTGAAAAAGCAAAGCAAGCTGAAGCAGAACGAACAAGCGAAGTCACAAAAGCAAAGCAAAATTTGTCGCAATTAGAGACTGAAGAAAAAAAGTTAACAACCACTGGCGAAAATTTAGAAAAACAATATGAATTGGAACGTGGTGCATTAAGTAAAAATGCTACTGCTACGGATAAAGCACAGTTAGAATATGCTCATCTCCAAAAGGCTCAAGAAAACGCAAGAAAAACGACACAAAACTTAGAAAATCAATTGGAACAAGCTAGAAAAGCCTACGGTGATGATAGCCAAGAAGTACGAGAACTCGAAGGACGTTTGTTGGATGCCCAAAAAGCAGAACAAGATTTAGGGAAACAATCGGATGAAGTCGGTAAAAAAGTCGGTACAGCTTTCCGCACATCGTTGTCTAGGGTTCAAGATTTGTCAGATAGATTGAAAACGACTGGTGAAAATATAACCAACGTGGGTAAAACAGCTTCGACACATATTACAGCTCCTATTGTTGGAGCCTTTGGACTTGCTGTTAAATCAGCGGCAGAATTTGAACATCAGTTGTCAGATGTAAGAAAAGAAATATCGTCTCAATTTGATTCTGTCAGTGATTTAAACAATGTAATGGATCAGCTTTCTAAGTCTTCCATTGCTTGGTCAGAGCAATTTGGACAATCTACAACTGATATCAATGCTGGATTTTTGACCTTAGTTAAAGACGGTTATTCTGCAGTTGAAGCGTTGCAAGTTATGCATACGTCTTTGTTTGTAGCAAGGGGAGCAAACGAAGAATTATCGACGACCGTTGACGAGTTAGGTTCCTCCCTTGAGGCATATGGACTTAAAACTACCGATGCAAGTAAAACAACAGCTAATTTTAGTAAGTTAGCTGATGTGATGGCTTTTGTTTCAAACCACACAAAAGCAAGCATTAGTAGTTTAGGAGAAGCTTTTAGTGCGGCTGGTTCTACTGCTAACGCTTCTGATATTCCGGTTGCTCAATTTGCTTCTGCGATTGGAATCATGCAATCGAACGGAATTGAAGCTGAACGTGCGGCTAGAGCATTACAATCAGGATTGGTTAACTTGACCAAGCCAACGAAACAAATGAAGGTTGCCATGGATGCCATGAGTTTGTCCGTTTTTGATGCCAATGGCAACATGGTTGATTTACCAACGATCTTGTCACAAATTGAGAAGGGTACGGATGGTTGGACACAGGCTCAACGTAATAATGCATTAGCTACTGTCTTCGGTAAACAATCCTTAGCGCCTTGGAACGTGTTGATACACAAGGGTAGCGGTTACCTGTCTCAATTATCTACTGAAGCAGATAATGCTACTGGAGAAGTAGAAAATCTTTCTAATCAAATGCAAAATACACCTATTAACCGTTTTAAAGCTCTACAGGCTTCTGTCAGTGCATTAGGTGTTACTTTTGGTGAAGAAGTGCTTCCATATGTCATACCAATCGTCAAAGATTTACAACAACTTGTAAATAAGTTTGCAAATTTAAATGAAGGAACAAAACATGTCATTATCACAATGGCGGCGCTTGCGGCAGTAATTGGACCTGTTTTAATTATTATTGGATCGTTGTTTAGAGCAGTTGGGTCTATAGTTGGTGTGAGTGGTAGGTTAGTAGGAGCTATTGGTAAAAGTAAAACAGCAATGACAGCATTGGGAACGGCGTTTAACTTTGCTACTGGACCGTTTGGACTTATTTTGAGGTTACTAAATTTATTATTACCTAGCATTATCAATTTTGTTATAAACAACGAGCATGCTAGAAATGCCATTGTTGGAGCTTGGCAATCTGTGTCGAAGGCTCTGTCTCCGGTTTTCAACGCAATAGGCAACTTTTTTAAACAAATTTCTCCTAGTATATCTAATGTGTTATCTACAATAGGGAATGCATTATCGGGATTAGGTAAAGCAATAGGTCCTACTCTTACAAGTGCTATTGGTGTGGTTAGTAATTTCATCACAACAATTGTTAGTGGATTAAGTAGTGCGGGTGGAAAAGTTAAAGGATCAGGGAATACGTTAAGTAATGTTTTCTCTTCAATTGTTAGTACGATTGGAAATATTATTAAAGGATTATCTCCTATATTGCAAACTGTAGTAAGTGTCATCACTAGTGTTTTTAATGCACTATTACCTGTCATCAGTTCTTTTTTAAAACAATTTTCACCCGTTATAAATCAAATTGTGACTTCTTTTCAACCTTTAATCCCTGTTTTTAAACAGACAGGTCAAGTTATTTCTGATAGTTTAGTTTCTCTGCAACCAAGCTTTCAACAATTAGGTGAAGCATTTGGTGAATTGGTTTCTGCAGTGGGTGATTTATTTGGTACAATCTTAACCCAATTAACACCTGTATTTAATGAGTTAGTGGCGACAGTTGTACCTGCTTTATCACAAGCGTTGCAAAGCATTATACCTGTTATTGTCAACTTGGTGACTAGTATTGTACCTTTATTGGCACAAGTTTTTCAGTCAGTCATGCCCATTATCTTACAAGTAGTACAAGCGATAATACCTATTATCGTTAATATCATTCAAACTATTGTTCCGATTATCTTGAATATTGTCCAAAGTATTTTACCTTTATTAGTACAAGTTATTCAAGAGGTATTTCCTGTAATATTGCAAATTATACAAGCGATAATGCCTGTTGTCGTCGATCTTATTCAAGCGATTGTACCGATTATCTTAAACATTGTCGAAACGGTTTTACCGTTGATTTTACAAGTCGTTCAACAGGTTTTTCCGGTCATTTTGCAAATTATACAAGGTGTTATGCCGCTTATTGTTGATATCATTCAAGTGGCTGTAACGTTTATTACGACTATTTTAGTACCAACAATAAAACTTATTTTAGAGATTGTACAAATTGTTTTTCCTGCGATCATCAAGGTTATCCAAACAGCCATTAATATCATCATCGATGTTATACATTTTTTCACCGATGTTTTAAAAGGCAATTGGAAGGGTGCATGGAACGATGTTAAGCAAATATTAAGTGATGTATGGTCAGGTATCAAAACGATCATTAAAGCGGCATTAGATGTTGTTAAAACGGTTATTAAGTCCGCTTGGTCAGCCATAAAAAGTGTGACGTTGGCAATTTGGAATCCTATTAAATCATTCTTTTTGTCCACGTGGGAGAGCATTAAGCATGGCGCACAATCCTTTAAAAGTGCATTCATTAGCATTTGGAATGCTATTAAATCGGGTGTACGTTCTGCTGTCAACCCTATCATAGGATTTATAAATTCTGTATTAGGTGGTATGGAGAACTTAATTAACTCTCTATCTAGGGTTATTAATAAAATACCTAGTATCCACCTACCTAGTTGGCTTGGAGGTGGTACGTTTGGGATACCTAAAATACCAACGATCAGCCTACCTAGAATACCTAAGTTAGATGTGGGAACAAATGAAGTACAAAAATCAGGATTGGCTATGATACATCAAGGGGAAGCAGTCGTACCTAAAAAATTTAACCCTATGTTAAATGCTCAAGCGTTAGGCAGACAAATAGCTGAAAATATGTTTGATCTACGTGGGTTAACTGAAAGACAAGTTTCTAATGGAGGAAATAATACGTTGCAATTAAACATACAAGCTGGCGATATTATCCTGGACCGTAGAAAAGTAGGCAGTATACTTTGGGAAGATGTCGAATCTAACAAGAATCAAAACGAAAGGGATCAAGATTTATTTGGGGGTGTCCCAGTATGATAAATAATCTTGATTTTGTGATTATTTATGATGATGGTACTCAAGAACGAATGAGTGATAAAGGTATTTGGGTAAATTCTTTTGATATCCCTGCTCCTGATATTGAAGTAACAACAATTGACGTACCTGGAAGAGCAGGGTCTTATGTGTTGGGTAAGAGAATAAAAGAACGACAGGTTACTATTGGACTGACAATAGATGAAAAAAACTATAGTGATGTTGAGGATAAAAAAAGTCTCATTTATGATTTATTCTATCGAGAATCAACCTATACTATTGTGCGTGACATAAACAAAAACAAACGTATAAAAGTAGATCAAAGTGGTAGCTATAACTTAGATTATATAGGTGATAGCGGAGGTACAATTGATTTAACTTTAATGATGTACGAGCCATTTATATATAGCATGCAAAAAGAAAAGATATTATATGACACGGTTGGAGGTGTGGTTGACCAAAATGTTATAAATTATCAAGGTAATCAACCTGCTTATCCTATTTTTACAGCAAACATTTTAAAACCTATCAGTTATTTACAATGTGGTTTTGTTCCATTTCTTAATAACGGTAGAACTGAAACAATGCTTATAGGACAACCCAATCAAGAGGATACACCGCCTGTACAAAAATATGAGCCTGTTATTATTGATGATTTAGAGAGCTTTGATAATTGGTCAACAGTAGCAGACGGTACAGCTTTAAGAAGTGGTTTAGTTGGTGGTGCAATGGGTTTATATGATGGTATTGACGGAACTCCCATTGCTTTTACTCCTACAAGTTACGGTACCAACCCTAATGGATATGTAGGACCTGCTAAGCGATTAGTTTTGGATGAGCCTTTGCAAGATTTTAGAATAGAGTTTGATTTAACATCCTTAAATGATGATGGTGGTATGGGTAAAGTTTTTCTACTTTTATATGATGAGTTTGGGAATAGTATGGGTTATCTATGCATGGAAGATGCTTGGAATGATTTTACTAAAAACAGAGCGCAAGTTATTTTAGGATTGTCTCCTAATACAGTAGAGTTTATCAATACGAGTGGTGTACATTTTGACACAGTGTATAACCATTTCCATGGTCAAATTTGGATTGAAAGACAAGGGCAAACGTTTAACGCTGAAAGTATGCAAATTAAATATCCTTCCGGATTAGTAACAGGACGTTTTCAACCCAAACCATTTTTAGATACAGGTGATAGATTTCAAAATAGATTAGCACAAGTTGTCATACACATTGTCAAATACAAAACCTTTCCTGTTTTTAGACAATATGCTAGAGCAGTAAGGATTTACAAAGTCAACGATCTATCACAAACTAACAATCCTTATATTGCTAATGCTGGCGATATTATTACCTTTGACCATGTCAATAAGGTTGTAAGACTAAATGGGGACGATAGTCTAATGCAACAATTGGATATTGGTTCTACATTTTTTCCGCTGGAACGTGGTGTCAATGTGATTGATTTACAACCTGCTGGTTCATCTACGTTAACAGCACGATGGGAGGATGTTAACTTATGATACATCTTTTTGACAGCTATGAGAATATCATAGGTGTTTTGGTTAACCCAAGTAAAGACAAAGGATATACAGAGAGTAAAATAACAGAAGATGCTGATACGACATTGTTAAAAATTGATTTTAGGACGATCAATACGGTTGATTTTACAAATGTATCTAAAATCAGCGCTCAAGATCAAGATGGTATGCATCGCTTATTTGCTTTTGGTACTGTACTTGATAAACATGACGAAAATGGTTTTTATCAACAAGTCACTTATAACGGCGAGCACGTATTATTAGGTAAAGCCAAACCGATTGCTCCTTTTAATCGCACAGACGTTACATTAAGTGAGATGGTAAAATTTGCATTAAACGGAACCGATTATCAAGTAGGACAAGTCGATTTCGCAGGAGTAGAAGATGTTGTTAGTACAGAATATATGACACCTCTAGCGGTCTTACAATTGTTGAAGTCAACTTATAATTGTGTTTTGAGATTTAGAATAGAATTTGAAGGGAATAAAATTGTACGGTTTGTTGACTTTTTACTTCCATCGGATGCCTTTAGCGGTAAACGTTTGGTGTTTGGCAAAGATATTTTAGACATCGAGCGTAATAGAGATGAACAAAATACTATCAGTCGTTTGGTAGGTCAAGCTTTTGATTCCGATGGTAATGTTATAACCTTTGAGGATATTAACTCAGGACTAAATTATGTTGAGGATGCTGAATCTTATACACGTTGGAATAATCACGGAGACCCTTTTTATAGTATCTATGATTATCAGCCCGATGATGGTGGTGATATTGATAAACAAAAAATGTTAATTGCCACTAAAAAAGAATTGACCAATCGACTTAATAATAATTTTTCTTATACGATAACACCTGCAGTTATAGAAAAGATACCGGGTTTAGAACATGAGAAAATAAGAATTGGTATGACATTGCACATAAAGGATGATTTTTTTAATCCAGCATTATTATTGTCAGCTCAAGTACAGCATACGGAAATGCCTGAATTAGATGATTTATCAACTGATTTTTCTTTTCAATTTGGCAATTACAAGCCGATAAAATCAAAATTAAATCAGCAAGTAAGAAACCTTAACAAACAGTTAGTGACTAAGTCCACGTCTTGGGATAGTGCTTTACCAACTGCACAATTGGCTCAAAACAGATTAAATAATCTTACTTTTTTCGCAGAGGATTTTGGAATTTTTGGCGATGGTACAACCGATCATACGCAATTAATTATTGATACACTCACAACAATCAATAACAATGGCGGAGGTAATCTATTATTTGGCAAAGGTACACACATTATTACTGATTCCATTGACATTAGAACCTTTGTCAACGTGGGCATATTTGGCTTAGGGGTTGGATTAACTAAATTTGTTTTTCAGGGACCCGTCACAGGTAAGTCGGGTTTCAATTTACAAAAATCGCAGTATATGAAGATGGCACATTTTACATTAGATATGCAAGCTTCTTTGGCAGAAAGAGACCATGGTATTGCCTTTGGTGGCTCTAGTAATTTACATATCCACCATATCAATGTTATTGATTGGACAGGTAGCGCCATCATAAGTGTTTCAACAACCGATGGATCGCAAAATGCCAATATTAAGGTACATGACATTGAAGCGGATGGTAAGTCACACGGTCGTAACGGTGTCAATCTAGCAACGGCTTACAACTCTGGAATGGAACGTATTTCCGTTAAAAATCTTGATCGTAATAATACTCCGGGGTATGCTGTACAGTTGAAAAATAATTGTACACGTTGTTGGATAAGGAATGTGGAAGCTGAAAATGTGGTTGCTGTGGTTGCTCTTGGTCATACGACCGATCCGGGAGTAAATAAATGTGTTATATCGGATGTACGTGGCATTAATTGCGACTATGGTATCATTGCAGGTCATGCCAATGGAAATAGTTTTGATAACATCAACATCGATGAGTGTGCAATAGCTTATGTCCATCTTAACGAATGCTCTTACAATGTACTAGGAAATGTAGCTATACAACATATGACGGAAGCTAGTAGAGCTATTATTTTGGATGGAGATAGTCAGTATAACGTTGTCAAGATTGAATCCATACACAATACAGTCACTATAGATAAATTGGTTACTTTAAGTGATGATACACGTAGAAACAGTTTGTATATTAATAGGTTAGACATGGTTGTTTCCAATGAAGAAGCTACTTATGCAGAAGGCGCAGGGACTGAAAATATTTTTGTCATGTTGCAGTTAGCCTTTGCTAGTCACACGTTAACATAAATAAGGGGGAATGATTTGTGTCTGTATCAATTGGGACAATCATTGCAATATGTAGCTTAATCGTAGCTTTTTTGGGCTATCAATTGAGCACAAACAGAGAGATAAAGGCAGACACAAAGGATACTGGTAAGTTAGAGGCTGGTATTGAATACGTCAAAAAAGGTGTAGATGAGATAAGGATTGAGTTAAAAGCCAACGAAAAACAAATGGGTAAATTGGAGCAACGTGTAGCGACATTAGAGCAGTCAACAAAAGACACAAATAGGCGGATAGACGAGATTAAAAAGGAGAGTGATTAGCATGACAGCAGTACAAGCGATTGATTGTGCAACAAAACTAACTAGCTCTGTTATAAATACACTTAAAAAAGACGGCGTTAAAACGGTTGTAAGATACTTAGTGGATCCAAACGGTCCATCAGCCTGGAAAGCTCTTACTGCACAAGAGGCTAAACTATTATCTAGCGCAGGACTTGAGATTGTTAGTGTCTACGAAACTAACCCTACTAGTGTCAAGTATTTTAAAAAAGGACAAGGGTCAACGGATGCTATGAGTGCGATGGTGTATGCAGAGTTGGTGGGACAACCCCATAACTCAACGATTTACTTTGCAGTGGATTACGATGATAAGCCTGCGGATATGGATACGATTAAGGCTTATTTTGCCGAGATTGGCAAAAACCTCAAGGGCTATAAGGTGGGTGTATATGGCTCATATGATGTACTCCAATCCCTCAAGGGCAAGGTCGATCATTACTACCAAACCTATGCATGGTCGGCTGGTAAGTTATCAAAATTAGCTAATCTATATCAATATCAAAACGGACAAACATTAGCGGGTATCGGCGTGGACTATGACAGGGTCATTAGTGAGTGCGGCAGTTGGACGGTCGGCAAGGTTACTACAGCCAAGCCAACTGCTAGCAAGCCTGAAGCTAAACCAACCGCTACGACTTATAAGGTTAAGTCAGGAGACAACTTGAGCGAGATAGGACAAGCCGAGGGCGTTGATTGGCGTGAGATAGCTAAGCTTAACGGCATCAAGTCGCCTTATCCTATCTATCCAGGTCAAGTGCTCAAGTTGCCTGCAGGTGCTAAGTCCTCCTCTCAAGCTGAGTATTACACAGTTGTTTCAGGTGATACCTCTTGGGGCATTGCTCAAAAATATCATACAACGGTATCAGCATTACAAAAACTCAATCCATCAATCAAAGACATGGATAAGATTTTTCCCGGTCAAAAGATGAGGATTAAATAGTAAAACACGAACATTAATTTTATGGCCGTAACTGCAGTAAAACCAAAATACGAATATTAAGGGAGAGGATTAACAATGAAAACAATTAAAGACGTTCTTTTGCATGAAGTTCCTGTTATTGTTATTGCTCTAGCCGCTATGGTTGGGTTAGATACATCAGAGCAAAATATAGTTACGCAAGTTTTAACCGATGTCATTACAGGTGTTTTTGCTCTTATTCCTATTTTCCGTCACCGTATTAAAACTAAAAAATCAGCTTAAAAAAGATTTAATAAAAATAAATCCCCCTATCCTCGGAAGGAATAGGGGGATTGTCTCTAAATTTAAATTAAGTTTTTTCCAGAAAACTACATGTTTATTATAGTATAAATTAAAACCCTCCACAAGTGGAGGGAAAAAGAAATGTTAGAAAATGAACACTTTTATTTTAACATACTAACAAACGTATGTCTGTTTTTTTCTCTATTGCTTCTGATAATTTATCCTCTAATTCATAGGGATCATCTGGAACAATCCTGTATTTATGTTCATATTCTTCACCCACCTCATTTTTTTTATAAATATCGAAACGTGGAGACTACCCATCAGTATAACGTACCATTATGATTTTAGTATGTCCTTGTTCCCATGTGTGAGATTGTTTTCCTATTGTTGGTATTGTCATTTTAATTTCCCCTTTACAATCAATAGAATTAGAACGTTTTGTTTGATCATCCTTATCTTGATTATTAAGCTCATCTTTACGATCAAGTATCCGGAATATTTGTTCTACCCGTTTTACATGCTCTTCTCTCGGACCGTAATAATTACTTTTATGCATTTTAATCATTCCTTGTTTTTTTTTTTTTTTTAAGTGAACCGCCCCTTAGGGGGAGGAATAGTTTATAGTAATCCAACTTCAGCTAATTCTTCGCCCCAATAAGTAAACCGATAATCGTTTATTTCATCATAACTTTTTCCATCTTGTTGAAGATTGATGAGTGTGTCAGATAATGTCTTGACTTGTTTCATGGTTATTTTATTATCCCTTTCCCACATGCTTTTTTTTTCGAATATATCCTAAACACGTCATCGTCTTGAGGAACCAATTCATTTTCACTTAGCTAGCATATTGTCCAAACACGTCCCGTTTCTAAGCTCAAAAGTACTTCTGCATGTCCTTGCCAACTGTTAAAATCTCCTACCGCTTTTTTAACTCCATTTACTTTGTTCATTGTTCATTCCAACTTTCCTTTTTTTTATTGTGAACCGCCCAGAAGGGCTGAAGATTTTAATTTCTTGAATCAACAAATTTTCCTTTTTCCTCATCCCACATAAGTGGTACAGGATTTCCTACACCGTCTTCCCAATCATCAATGTCTTCACCGTTGTTTAACGCTTGAATCTCGTCATCAGATGCCATGATGTGACAGATGAAAACTCCATCGTCATCGTAAACACCCAAAATTTCATTACTTTCTTTTACTACTGAATAACCTTTTCTTTCCCATGTTTGCATTGGTTCGTTTACTTGTACCATTTGAAATCTCTCCTTTTTTGGGTTATTTTCTAACCCTTGATCAAAGTATAACACGTTATTTATAACTAGTCAATATTAATTAGTTAATTTATCTTTTTTTATTTTTTGCATACTCCTCTATATCCGATTTTAGATAGAGTCGAGTGATACGTTTATTGCCAAATTGAACGAATGGTTTTACTCTACCAGCACTTAAAGCTTCGCCAAAAGAAGAGTCCGCTTGCCCTGTTATTTTGATGGCTTCAGAACGTTGTATTAAATTGTCTTCAATCCATTTTTTGATTTTGTCTTCATTCATTTTTTCTTCCTTCCTTTCGGTAAACATCCGCAGGACTTCTTGCGTCCTGTAATTAACTCTTCATTTGTTGCTGTAGTCTTATTCCCGCAGTCACACAGACAATCCCAAGAAAACTGACCCCTTATACGTTTGTCACTTACTTTTGTAACCGTCAATCGACCAAAAACGCTCCCTATTGATATTGCAGAATTTTTTTCAGTCGTTGTCCCACGACAACCACAAGAAACAATTTTACCGTGCCATAAGTTATGACTTGATACTGTTTTTTCTTTACCACATGTACAAACACAACGCCAACATATTTCGCCATGTATACGCTCTTTAGACTTTTCAATGACAGTTAACTTTCCAAATGTCATCCCCGTAAGGTCGGGATATTTTTTATAAGCTTGAGGTTTTTTACACTCTATTTTGATAGTCTCTCTTTTTTTTAGAGCTTCGTCTCTTACTTTTAACGCTTCCTCAAGGGTATCAAAGGTACCTAGATTTTTCAGTTTTTTATTTACAGAAAGATGTACTACATAAACCGTTCCTCTTTTAATATTTTGAATGACACTTATGTGCTTATATTTTTTGTCCATTGTCAACACCTCCTATCGTTGAAAGAAAAAACCTCCGTTTATACGAAGGCTAATACTTTAGCATCTTTGATAATAATTTCTTGTTCATCGCTTACGAGATTTTCGTCTCTTCCTTTTCCAACGATGATAATTTGTCTTCCGTCGCCATAAGCTTTATTCATTTCAACGGCTTGTTTGATATTTTCTATAATTAGATTGACATAGTTTTCGTCTTCATAATCATCATCAAATTCACGATTCAATCGAGGTTCTCCATCTTTACCTAAAATTTCAATGGCGCACGTTCCGCCTAATGTTTCACCATCCTCACCGTGAAGTGAATATTCACTACAATCATGTTCCACATTGTGATGGTAAGAGACTCTAGTATAGTCACCGACTTCATACTTTTCATCTTCATAAATTCCTCTTACACCTGCTTCTAAACCATTTTTAATAATGTATTCAGCGATTTCTTTGTAATTCATTTTAATTTCCTCCTTTGTTTTACCTTATATTTAGAGTATAACACGTTATTTATAACTAGTCAATAACAATTAGTAAATTATTTTTTTTATTTTTGAAAAAAAATAACACCTCTTTAAAGAGGTGTCTTAGCGTTTGTCATTTTTGTCAAGATGATTATAAAAAGAAAGGACATTTGATTTTTCTTGGATTAAATTCAACAATCTTTCTCTAAACTCTACAACTTCTTTTTGATAATCCTTATCCCAATTTATTGCACCCATGATATTGGCAAAAAGAATGAACATTCGATAGCTCATAAAATCATTAGCAATGGTGGTTTTTTCATCCATTTCTTTGTTTTCTTCCGTCGTTGGAATTAAACTATCAAGTATCAATTTAAGTGCATTTAAATCAATCTCACAATCTAACATAAGTTCTTTGTTCATATTCTAACATCCTTTTTAACGTAAATAGTTTTTAAATTCTATATATTTTTCCTTATCGACACCAAAAGAATACTTACATTGTATACATTCTAGCATGACTATTTTTCTAATTAATAAATTTTTGATTAAATACTCTCCTGTTAACCAACAAATAAAGGTGGCATATGCTAAATTAACCCAAGGTATAAATAAGATTATAGGCATCAACATCCAAAGTATAATTAAATAAGGTAAGTGAATAGGTTTTTTTATCATATTGGAGCCACATTTTTTACATAGTATAATTCGTTGTCCTTCGTTTTTTTCTTCCATTTTAATCCATCTCCTTTTTTTGATAAAGAGTTTATCAATAATCAATAAGATTGTCTACATTTAATTTTAAATTGTGATACACTAAATGATACCGATTTTAGATAATCCTGTGTTTTATTGATTATTTTAAAGACCTAATAGAACATAAAAAGTACAGTACATCTGATATGACATATAAAATCATTATATAACGAGCTATACAAAGGAGTT